ACCCTTGCCACCCTTATTTACTGCAATATTAGATAATGTCAATCTATTTAAGAATTGTCTTGCTGATGTTGTCGGCGTCGGCGTCGGCGTCGGCGTCGGCGTCGGCGTCGGCGTCGGTGTTTGCGTCGGCACGGCGGTAGTAACAGTTGTTCTGGTTATTATCGGCGTTCTGGTGTTTATTATTTGTTGCTGTCTGTTTATTATTACACCCATTGCGGTGTAAATTCCCTCTGCACTTGAAATTGATGTCGAAACGTCATTGGTGCTATTATCAATAAATCTAACTATTCTATTTCCGGTTCTGAATATTCCGCCGGGAATTGACAGTGTTGTGGTTATTTCCCCTGCGCCGTCACTTTGTACCGCGGCGCCGCCCGGCAAATATTGCGTAGCCGGCTGTTCATCAAAAAATGCCCTAAATTGTGTGTTAGGTCTAACGCCTTTTATTGATATTGCAATGTCTCTTTGTCTAATATACGGGATTATATTTCTTGATATTTCTACATCATCAACGGTTGTGGTTATTCTTTCTGTTGTTGAAGTCGTTGTTGAAGTCGTTGTTTGTCCTGTCCATGATGTGCCCCAGACATTAAATATTGATCCCATTCCAATGTTATTGGTAGAATTTTCAATTACTTCTGCTTGCCCCTGAACATTTGTTATGACATCAGGCAATCTGTTTAGGTCAAACCAAGTGTCGTTTTGCGGATTCATTGATACTATTCCGGTCCACGATAATACATTATACGGGTTTATTGCAACTGTCGATGATGCTATCGGTTGATCTATATATACTTGTGAGGTATAATCTATTGTTGAAATTCCGTCTGCTGATACTATTATGTTGTTTGAATTTGTTTGTGAATATTGAACCTCAGCATTGCTTAATTCAAATGCTGGTCTTAACTCCCTGTTTTCCGGGTCTATTGAACACATATATGTCGGCTTATAAACATCCCCTATTGAGTGTCCAATGAATCCGTCCACTAAAATTCCGTTTTTATACCGCGGTACACCATCAATATCAAATATTTGCTTTTGTGCGACGTTTGATTCTGTTAATGATAGAGTAGTATAATATTCTAAGTTAGAAATTCTTGTTTCCAACTTACCAATATCGCGCATAGTATATCTTTTATTTTCTACAAATCCAACTATTATTTTAGACAAATCATTAGTGTACGGCGGAATTTCTAAATTCCATAGTACCATGGAATCAGATGCCGCCGCCGGCGAAACCGGGTTGAGTGCGGGTATTCCTTTTACAATACTGAATTTTAAGTCTTTGTTTATTATTATTTTATCTTTTCTTGATACATAAAACTGTGTATCAAAATTTATTTTGCCGTTTTGTGTCGGTGTTGTATTTCCGGAAATTAAATTTCCGGTTGTCCAAACTGGCCTAAAATCGAAACAATCCCTTAATTGTAAAGTTTTACCGGATGCGTTGACGTGAGTTGGTATTGAATCATAATCTGCATATGAATCTACTGTAAGTGCGCCTATTCCGGAGTGTGAATAGTAGGTGACTGTTATGTTTAATGTTTCCGCATATGTAGTTGACACATTTTTAGTTAGATAACTTTGCCAGTATACGCTATCGGTTGCATTTTTAACTAATGTGAAATCAGCAGTTCTGTTTATTCCGGTAGTATTTCCTATTACAGTAACTGATATAACGTCAGATGCGTCTAGGTCTATTCTCGTCGCGTTTCCTGCCCCTACAACAAGTTTTGTTGTCTGGGTTTTTGTTCTTATCTGCGGTGAATTTGTCACTATTGTTGCATGACAATTCAGCGTCCTCGCAGATGAAAATGTAACCAAAATTCTTCCTATTTCTGATGATCCGACTGACGGAATGTTGACCGTTGTCGGGGTTATTATTGCCCCGGTAGTTGAATCTAAAAACGTGTAATATTGAGATATTGCGCTGTATCCGCCGCCGGAATATGTACCTTGCCCAAAGAACCGTTCGTTGCTATTTGCGGTATATAGTGTAATTGTATTTGTTCCGTCGGTAGACACGCCGAAATATTGTTTTGTTAATTCAACAGAAACATCGGCGAGTCCGCCGCGAACCGTCCATGATGAATTTGTGTCCCATATCAGGGTTATGTCATTCGGTTCATTTATTACAACATTACCAGAATTTTTTGTTAAATTACTTATAACTGCTCCGCTTGGGCATGTTATTTTATCAAAAACAAAATTTAATAGCGGTTGTTGAATATCAGTTAGCGACGATCTAAGTCCGTATATATATATTCTTATTTTTCCGCTATCATTTCTAATACATTTGCACTGCGCATATCCGACTATAACGTCTGCATTTGTTTTTAGTGTCAATAGATCATTAGGCGCAACTGCCCCTATAGCGGTAGCTGCTTCGATGTATGCCCCGTAATATGTCGGGACTATTTGATTGTTATTTGTGTCTGTATCAATAGCCCTATCTACATCAAGAAACTCTTTGGATATTGTTTCAAACTCAAACCCGTTTACATATGCCTTTCCTGAATCGACTTCTACAATAAATTTGTTTGTGTCTGTTGCATGGTTTTTAAACCCTATTTCAAACGGTCTTACCGTGTAGTTTCCGGATTCATCAAAAGTTCTTCTGGCGAATGTTTTTGCTAGATCGGAGTATTCTGGATATTCTATTTTAGATTGAATTTGACCGGATTCAATCTTCGTTAGTTCTATAAAATTTATATCATTAGAGTTTTGTGTGCTTAAATCTCTAACGCCTAATTCTATAACTATAGAATATCTGTGTGCGCCGGGTGCATTGTAATTAGTCGTTCCTGATGCGGGGTCATATAAACTACTATCATCAGATTCCGTTATTATTAAATCTGATACGTTAAACCCAACTCTATACGATGGTGTGTTGTTTTCATATGAAAGTGCTATTGTTTGATTATCTGTGTATACAAAATATCCGTTTATATAAAATACACCAGAATTAACCGAGAATATTGCTGCGTTTGTTATCGGAACAGAAGTTAGCGAAAATGTATATGAATCGTCAAATGTAGTTAGTGTTTGACCTGGGGAAAATGATCCGGAAGTTATGTATGTTACTATAAGTTTGTATTTCTCAGATTCTGTTTTTCTGTCTATTTGTATTACTTTAGCTTTCACAGAGCCGTCGATTGATTGTACTATTAGTCCGTTTAACAACTCCGCCGAAGATATGGTATTGGGGTCAACATTAAGGCAAATTGCATCGGTATTAAGCGTTGTTGTGCCGCCGGTAACTACCGATCCGTTTTTAAATATGTGATTTCCTAATCTTGATATTTGCTTTTGAACAAGAGATTGTATTTGTGTTAATTCTCTTGCCTGAACTGATCTTCCGGGATTAAAAAGAACAGATAACCAATTTTCATGATTCTGTGCATCATCATAATAGGGTGTTACATTAAAATTCATTATGTATTCTCTTTATTGTAAAAATGGGGATTTCCCAAATGAAAGCATTGTTAATTGTTCTATTATTTTTATAAATGCCGGATCATTATTTCTTATTGATCCTATACCTAGTGACAACGGCGCGGTAACACCGGTTGGTGTATTATTTCCGCTTCTTGTTGTATTTATAACGGGATTAGTTTGTGTTGGTGTAACATTTTGTTGTGTACCTTGTGTTCCCTCAAATGTAGTTCCTGAAAGACCTAATGCGATTTGTGTTCTTCTTCGTATCTCATCCTGTTTATTTGCTGGTCTTTCAACATCACTAACAAAAGCCGCCACGGCATCTTGAATATTTGTTGATGCTTTGAATGCCTTAGATCGCTTTGCTTCTTTTATTATTAGGTCTATATTATACTCTGCAGTTAATAAGTCGCTCGGGTTGTGCCCGGTTCCTAGACCGCCTTTTGTGTTTATTTGAAATAGTCCATACCACGGGGAGTCTTTGTGTTTTGCTGCCGGATTTAAACTAGATTCTCTAATAGCATTTGCAATTGCCGCGCGCGCCTGAATATCACTAAACCCCGCCTCTCTAAATTTATTATAGATCATCATCGCAACATCTTCGCGCCCGCGAGGTATACCCATTAGTTTAATGTTTGGATTTCCAACAAGTGCCCTAGCCGGATTCTTTTGTTTTTGTGGTTGCTCGTCGCCGCCGCCGCCCTGCGGTGTGTCAGTTTGTTGTGCAGTCGGCTTTTGTCTATTTGCGCCTATTGACTGATCTGTTTGCTGAACTACCCTAGCGGTTTGTTCACTGGCGGATACTTTCGGTTTATTTTTTCCATCATCATCTGCTGCGTCATTAAGTTCCTTTAATTTATCCTGCAACTCTTTTAGTTTATTTTCTGCATCTAGTTTTGCTTTTGATACAGACGATATGCCGCTTCTATTGAGTATTTCTAATTGGAGTTTATTTCTGGTTTCTTCATCAACACTTTCCGGTATTTTGTCATATTCGCGTTGATTTGCTTCTAATTGACGTTGTAGTGTTTCCTGAAGAATATCAATTTCTTGTTTTTGTTTCTTTATTCTTTCATTTAAATCTGATTTTTGTTCTTCCGGTGAAGGTCCACCCGATCTAACTGCTACTGTTGGGAAATCCGGTTTGATATTTCTATCGGCTTCTTCTTTTGTTGGATTGTTTGGTATATCTGTTGCAGTGTTATATATCATTGATCCGATTTGCCAGCCGACGGCGCCCGCGGCTGCAACAGCAATTGTTGCAAGTCCAGCCGGTGTTAATGCGCCGCGCAGCGCTAAAACGGCGACATTTTTTAGCGCGCCTATTATATTTTTGGCTAAATCAAGTATTATGTCAGGAACGACTTTAGATATTAATGCAATTGCTGCTACCGTCCACGCCGCACCTTCCATGGTTTCCCCGTTTTCAAATTTTTTCTTGATAAATTCAAATGCTGTTGTAAATCCTTCTAATATAAATTTTGATATTCCTGTAAAAATATCCCCTAGTGTGGATATTATTGTTTTTCTTCGTTCTTCGGATTCTTTACTATCACCGAAAATTGAATTGAATGTGTTTGATACAGAGTCTTTTATCCATTTGTACACGTCTTTTATGCTTGATTGTAAAAATTCAGATACTTCCTTTTGTGCCTTTTCTCTGACGTTTTTTATTTCGGGGTTTTCTGTTGAGAATAGCCAGCCTATAGCGCCGGTTATCGCCGCGCCTAGTGAAAATTTAGCTAATTTAGATAGCCATGATGACGATTCATCAACTTCAGTTCCGGATTTTGAAGTTGATGAAACTTTGCTTTTATTTTCCCCAAGATTTGTTCTTAGTAATTCATTTTTTATTTCTAGTTGAACATTAGACATATCCTCTGTATTAGACTCAATCTCCTGTAGTAATTGAGTCTGCTTCTTCATGTTTTTTAGAACATCGTTAAATGAATCGTCCGATGTTGTTCTTCCGGGGGATTTATCATCATCTGTTATCATTTTGGCTGGCTTTTTCTATTTTCTTCTTCTTGTATGTGATTAACCAATAACAGGGAGTAAATATCTCTTTCCCAAGGCATCATATTATCAAGAAAATCTATTGACCACTTATGAATGTGTATTAGTGCAAAGTTTACTTTATAATATGTTTCTAGTGATTCGTGGGAAAGAGAAACTAAAAAAAATCTGTTAAGTGATTCATTTTAATAGCGTGTTGCTTCCCACACTTAGGACAATTGGTAATAGTCTCCGATAGTAATTTTGGCGCAGATGTTATGAATTCTTTTATCTTTGCTAATTTATCTGATGATATGCAATTTATGAATTCTATCAAATCCTCTTTTGATACTTCTTCGGGCATATACACAGAGTCGTCAGTAAATATCATTGATATTAAATGTGATATTGATTCCGCGGCTTCATTTTCATTAGCAATATCAAGTGTATCTTTCATAGACGGATATTTTAGTTTAATGCTAACATTATCATCCAATTGAATTACATTAGGTATATTAGACTTTAATATCTTAACGTCGTTTAGATTTATTGAGAACGGGACAATTTCCCCGCAATCATCCGCATCACACGTTATCTGAACATCTATTGTTTCCCCTACAGACTTTGATCTAAGTTTAATGAA